TTCATTGATTCTATGATTCGTGGTTGTCCTTCGGGTATGTATGATCAATTTAAACCAGTTGCTACTAACCCATGTGGTGAGGTTGCTGCGGGGCATGGTGATAGTTGTGATCTTGGATCAATCAATCTTGGTAAGTATGTCCGTAATTCATGGTTCAACCCTTATTTCGACTATGAAGCTTTCAAAAGTGATGTTCGTACAGCAATTAGATTCCTAGATAATATCAATACTCTTGAGAAGACGCCATTGCTGTTCCAGCAGAAGATCAATGACGAGGGGAGACGCGTCGGTCTTGGAGTTATGGGATTGGCTGATGTCTTCATGAGAATGTCAATGCGGTATGACTCTGATGCTGCTTTAGAGCTGGCTGAGAACATCTTCAAAGTGATGCGTGATACTGCCTATGATGAGTCATGTAACTTAGCTGAAGAGAAAGGACCGTTCCCGGCTTTTGATGTTGAAAAGCACATGAAGTCGCCGTTTATTCAGAGATTACCTGATTATCTGAAGGAACGGATCAAAAAGAAGGGAATCCGCAATATTGCTGTATTATCTATCGCACCCACTGGCTCAATCGCGGTTGTAGCGCAGGCATCATCTGGAATTGAGCCTGCGTTTAAGATCCATTATATCCGCAAGACAAATCTTGGGACTGCCAAGGAAGTAAAGGAACATGAAGTTTGGCACGCTACTGCCAAGGAATATTCGGAGAAGTTCAATTGCCCGTCAGACAAACTACCTGATTTCTTTGTGGGTGCCCATCAAGTTGATAATGATCGCCGTCTGAGATTGCAGGCGATGATTCAGAAGTATGTTGATCAATCTATTTCGAATACCTTCAACCTCCCACACGATGCCACTCCCGAACAAATTGGTAAGCTATATATCAGTGCCTGGCGTCTGGGTCTCAAGGGTATTACAGTTTATCGTGATGGTAGCCGTGAAGGCGTGTTGGTGGATATTCCCTCTGTTAAGGAAGAGAAGCAGCACATTGTCGTGCATTCAGCCCCCTCTCGACCAAAAGTGTTAGATGCTAAGGTTCACATTATCAAACCCAATGGTAAGACATTTACTGTCTTTGTGGGTTTCATGGATGGCCGGATCTATGAGGTATTCGCACTCGATCATAAGCTGGCCGGTGTTGCTGATGGTCAGACTGGTCAGATTGTGAAGGAAAAGGGTGAGAATGATCTCAATTTCTATCATTTCGAGTCGGGAGCTATGCGGATTCAGAAGCTGAATTCTTATGAGGATAACGAGGCGTCACTCTTTACGCGGTTGGTCTCTACGTCGTTGCGGCATGGTGTTCCTCTTGAGTTCATTGTTGATCAGATTTCAAAGTCAAGGGCCTTGATTACGAGCTTTCCGAAGGCTATTGCTAAGACTCTAGCAATTTACATAAAACAAGAAGAACTGAGAGGCAAGTTTAGATGTAAGAAGTGTGGGAGTGATGACATTCAGATGGGGGCTACGTGCAAGACTTGTCGGAATTGTGGCGAGAGTTTATGCGGTTAGACGATTATCGTATTTTAAATAGGTTCTACAGGTCAAATATAATATATGAGAATTAGAGTCAAGTGCGCTAAATGTAGTACGCCAAAAGAAGTATCTAAGAAGGCATTTAGATTAAATATTAAGAATAATGGTGTATATTTATGTTCTAGATGTTGTAAGGAATGTGAGTTACCAGAACAGAAAATTAAAGAACTGATAAGAGATGGGGCGATGCCAGCGGAAATAATTAAACAATTGGGGTTAAATTGTTGTACTGTGACAATATGGCGCTTATCTAAACGACGCGGTTGGGATAGAGGAAAAAATCAACAAGAGAAAGCCAACGAAGAAATTATAAATAAAACTGATGAAATATTGAAATTATATGAATCAGGCGAGACAGCAGTACAAATTTCGAGATTATTATCTATCAATTATGTTAATCTGTGTCGTTTCTTTAGGCGTAGGAGTTTGGACATCAAAGGGCGACTTTATAATTTCAACAAGCGACCGGATATAAGAGAGAAACGTTCCCAAATATTAAAGAAGAAATGGAATGATGATAATTATAGATCTGAGATGATGAGAAAAGCAGCTGAGTCATCTAGATCTGTTGAGGGTAGACTTAGATCAGCTGAAGTTGGTAGGGCTATTTGGCGTGATCCAGAAACCAGAAAAAAGTTAGTTGAGATATCTCGTAAGAGATGGTATTCATTGAGATTGTGGGAGAAGTTAGCAAAATTTACTGATACAAAACCAGAGAAAGCAGTTGCTTTTATTTTAGATTTATATAATGAAACATATAAGCGCAATATTTTCGTTGGTGGAGGATTTAATGTTGATTTTTTATTACCTAATTTGAATTATCTTATTGATGTTGATGGTGAATATTGGCACGGTAGATTTAAACAAGACCATAAACAAATTATTTATGCAATTGAAAAAGATAAGCGCAAGAATGATTTCATTAAGGCTAATAGATCGGAGCGTTACTTTCGTATTTGGGAGCAATATACACTGAGTCGTCAAGCGCTTTGTATTATTATCGGTGATATATTAGGTAAGAGAATTAGTCCAATTGAATATCAATTCTCTGATTTGATTTTTAGAATTGTCGAACCAGAAATAGCGGCAGATTTTATATTAAATTTTCATTATGCTGGTAAAGTAGGCCCATTTGTTCTAGCTGCTGGAGCATTTCACAAAGATATATTAGTAGGACTATGTGTATTTAAATATCCGACTTATAACAATAATTTGGGGTATCTTGAATTATCTAGATTTTGTATTCATCCAAAATATCAAATTAAAAATGCTGCTAGTTATATGCTTTCACGTTTTCTGAAGATGGTCCCTAATGCTTCGAAGATTATAACCTTTGCTGATACCACACAGGGTCATGATGGGACAATTTATCGAGCTGCTAATTTTAAGGAAGATGGTATTGTGTCACCAAGTTATTTTTATGTTGACGAACTTGGTGGTCGATATCATAAAAAGACAATATATTACCATGCTTCAAGGATGAAAATGACAGAAGAAGAATATGCTTTAGCAGCAGATTTAAAGCGTGTGCCTGAGAAGGAGAAAATAAGATTTGTCTATGAATTCTAGGCTGTGTGCTGGGTGAGTGTCTGGCAACCCCCCCGCTGGAGTTCGTCTAGCACACAGTTTAAAATATGATATTTGAAAGATAAGACCCTCACATGAGATTGACAGCAAAGCACATTGAGCAATGGGTAGCAAGGCATTTCCCAGATTATAAGAGGAAAAGCGGGGGGCGACAGTTAACCATCAATAATCCTTTTACTGATGACGATGATTTCCATTTCTGGATCAGCACGACGGAGGAGGTCACAAAGAAGGGTAAGAAGGGATTTTGGGTCCACGATTTTCGTCCAGGGTATGAGCAATATAACACTTCATTCATTAGCTTCGTTAAGAGATATCGCAATCTGACTTATTTTTCCGCAGTTGCTGAGGTTATGGGCGGTGACCGTAAGACTCTCAGGGATGAGTTACTTGCGGCGAGGGTACAGAGGGATGACGATGAACCGATAGCACCGGTTGAGGAGGTTAAGTTACCATCAGCTAGTTTGCCGTTTTCTGATCATTCTAGGCCGATGTCCCGTCAGATGGCTATCAATTATCTGAGGACTCGTTGTGTTTCTGAAGAGTTAGCGTTGAAATTGTCTCTCTATTACACTCCGTCTACTATCGTGTTCCCATATATCGAGTATGGTGATATTGTGTTTTGGCAGGAGCGTGAGATGTTTAATAAGCGTTTCGAGTTCCCGGATGAAGCCAAGACTGGGCTTTCTAAGACTAATTATTTGTATAATTTCGATAACGTCGAGCCAGGTGATTTTGTAATTGTGGTTGAGTCTATCTTCAATTGTATCAGTGTTGGTGATAATTGTACTGCTTCTGGTGGTGCGATTATAGCCGGTAGACAGCCTCAGAAGTTGAAGGCGCTTAGCCCGTCCTTGGTTGTGTTAGCGCCAGATCGGGACAAGGCTGGCATCATGTCTATGCGGAAAAACTTCTTCTTACTCCAAAAGGATTTTAAGCTTGCTTATTCTCTTCCACCTGTTGGATTTAAGGATTGGAATGAGGTTGACCAAAAGGATGGCGTTGGTGCTGCTCGTTATTTCGTTGAGAAGAATACCTTTGATCTTACTTTGCCTGTCCTCAACAGGTTGCTTACAGCTGCTTGATGTTGTGTATTCTGAGGGCTTCAAAGTCGGCTGCTTTGACTGTTCTACAGGCTATCTTGATGGCTCGTGGTGTGTATTTTTGTAACCATTCTGTTAATGATGTTTCGTCCATTACGTTGAGTTCTTCGATGTGCTTTCTGATGGTACAGACGTCCCGCATCGGGATTTGATCGGCATCAAGAGCTAGGATATAGCCTGGGCGTGCCATCCCTATGTAGAAGAAGAGTTTGTGTTTGTGCTTGTGGTCGCCGTATCTAGCCCAAACTAGGTCGGCTGGTTTGGGTATGATTTCGTCGCTCATCCGGAATCCTCATTTGTTTGTCTGCACAAACCAGCCAGAAACGCTAATGCACCCATGGCCATTATGCCATAAGTCCAGTACGAGTATGTTTTCTGTCTCTCCGCTACTTCGGTTTTCTCGTGGAACTCGTTGCCATCTTTGGTCTGTACACAGAGGTGGTTGTTGTCGTTCTCCAAGTGGATTGCCGGTAGATACTGGACGTAGAATTTAGTGTTTTTACCGTCAACCGCACCTTCGGCTTTGTAGAACTCTCCACCGTAGCAGTTTGTGTAGAAGACTCGTAGCCCGCCCTCCCCGCCGTATTGAGGAGGTCTGGGCGGTGTCTTGAACTCAAGCATTCCACCATTTCCGGTGTCTATGACCTCGAAGTCGTAGGAGCGATTGTCGAGGCTTGCATGCTTTGTGACTAATATCCAGCAGACTGCGAACCCGACAAAGATACCTTCCATCAAGCCTGGGAATGCAAATTTCCAACCAAAGAGGCGGAGCAACAACCTGCATGGGGTGATGATGACGAAGCCGATGACATAAAAGATGACCAAACCTGAGAGTATTACCACTGCCTTTTGTGCGATGTTCTTAGTCATTTTTCTTCCTCCAGGAATATTGTATCGCTCAGAAATAAAGAGTCAATCTATAGGTAGATATCAAAGATAGTTTTGATGAGGTGTATCAATGGATAGCCCGCCCCTTACTCATGCGCCCAAATTGTATTGTGTTATTAGTGAAGCTGGGAAGGGAGGGAGTAAGGCTCAAACCGAAGACCTCGGAAACTGGTTCACTCGTTTTGAATGGGCTTCCTTTCTGAATTCTGGTTATATCATCAGAGCAAGAATAAAAGACCCGCATTGGGATATCCTGAAGAAGCTTGCCGTCGATTACCGTTACTTATATTCTGGAAAACGTAAACCTGTGCGGTGTGAATATGAGTTAAGTTGGCCTTCTGACCAACAGCAGTTAACCACAGGCAGGCATATTGCTTATGTAACTGATGTTGATGGAACTGGTATTCCTACAACAGGCCATATGGAATTTATAGCTATTGACCCCCCATCGTATTGGTTGAATGCCGGTGACAGTGCCGGTAGGATGTATAAAGGTAAGTTGACTACTGTGATCAAGCAAGTTGTTAATGATTATTTTATCCAACCGAATAAGCCATTCGATGGTGGTGATGTGAGTGTCAGTGATACTACTGATAGTGATCAGAATAAGTGGTGGATGATGAGGATGGACCCAAAGACGTTCATCATCTCGTTGATGGATTGGTCTTCCTCTGTCACTAAACAGAAGACGAATTGGATTATTACATGTTCGGGTATGTTGGAGAAGGGTCCTCCTTCGATTCGTGTCATGGAACAAGCGGCAAGAAAGCCGATCAATTATGGGACATATATAATTGATACTAGACCGCCAACTGCTAGCGATTCGCCTAGCTTTGAGTTTCTATCCAATAACATGATCACGGTCTTCCAGAGACAGCTTATAACGCAAGGCATATCGTCTGTTTCTGAGAAATTTTATGACAGATGGGTGGATGTCCCTAAGCCGCATGATACTGCTAATCATTCTGGGCCATGCGTTGTGCATGTGCATGATGAAAATACCGATCAGAAATGGAAGGCTAAGGTTAAAGTTCAACAGGCATTTGATAAGCCGTATGCTTCTTCTTCGGCTGAGGGGAAGCCGCACGAATGGTCAACTTCTATTATGTCTGTTCCGCAGTTTACGGCAGGTGATCTTGGTATCACTTATGACAAATATATCGATGGGCGTGCACGTCAGCTGTACTTGGATACATTGTATATGTCAATGCGCATTAAAGTACGCGTGACTGGTGATTCCTCTAAGGAGTTAGCATTCTGTCATAACCTTGGTTCTAAACTCAAACTCGGTTGGATAACATCACACGGAGAAGTATATTTTCTTGGTGGTGACTGGTTGGTATATGGATTCCATCATATCATAACCAGACGAAATTGGATGACTGATTTGTATTGTTATCGTCTTGATTGGAACGCTAAGGCTAGGGAGGCTTAATAGATGCCTGGCGATATTAATACTTATGCTCTCAGTCTGGAGATGACGCTACAGGATAATGCTACCCCTGCTCTACAAGCTATATCCACGTTGGCGTCTACCGTTGAGACCCAGGTTGAGTATCTCCAGAAAAAGATGATGGGGCTGGCGCAAGTCACGGCTGCTTTGGCGAAGAATGTTCAACAGTCCTTTACTAATCTCGATACTGGTATGGCTAAGGTTTCAAAGCAGGCAGATACTGTTGCTGCGGCTCAACAGTCTGCCTCTGAACCAGCTATCAAGGCAGAGAAACAGATTATCGAAATGGTTGAGGAGGAATTGACCTTAAGGCAACAAGAACAGAATCTAGAAAGAGAAGGTAAGAAGGGTATTGCACGGTTTGATGATAAGCAGCGGAGAATGTCATCCGTATGGCACAAGGCAGTTAAGAAGTTTGCTGATCAGAATAAGAAGGACTACAAGGGGGAAACCCTCTCGAAGAAGGAGCTTGCCAAGTTAGATAAGGGCGCTCAAGATGACTACCAAGCTATCCAGAAATTAAAGAAAGGTATTGTTGATCTAGAGGATACACATGAGGCGCAAGTGGCTGGAATGCCGAAACATTTAATGGGGTCATTGAAGGTCCTTGGTGGTATAAAGGCTGGTCTTGGCGCTGTGGGGTCAGCTGTCGGTGGTATTGCTAGTGGGTTTGGAAAGTTGTTTACTGCGGCAGGGCTACAACAGATAGCTTCAGCTGTTAGTCTGACTGGGGCATTTACTGCTGGTGTGATGGGTGCAGCACAACAAGAGGAACAATTTCATACTATTAATTATCGCACTATTGGAAGTATGAGAGAGATGTCAGATGCTATAATTGATGATACATTGCAACTGGATAAGTTCGGTAATTATGTTCGTGATCTTACCAGAAAAGAGCTTGTGGATGCGACGATTGCTCTGCGGGAAGTTGGTGCATCTTCTGATGAGTTATATGCATTACGTGATGCTGGCGCTACGGTAGCCCGTACTACTGGTGCTGATATCAAGTCAATCTCTCAATTTTCGAAGACTTTAACGGTTGCCACAGGTAGCACGAAGAGATCAGCTAATATGCTGACTATAATGACTCGATATGGTAAGCAATTCGGTCTTACTGGGAATGACATGAATGCGGTTATGGGGAAGGTCAATGAATCTGCCATCCAGATTGGTACTGCAGGGCCTGCGGCTGTAGAGAAGTTCACGAAACAGATGTTGAAGACTGCCGCTGCTGCTAGGCAAGTTGGTATGGGTGTAGATGAGATGGCTAATATAGTTGACGCGATGCGTAATCCATTGAATACGGTAGCTCTTCTGGGTCCTGAGTCACTCGACTGGAGTGTTGACAAGCGTATCTCAGAATCGAAGAAATTAATTGCCTCACAATTTAATGTTGTGGAGACTATGGAAAAAGAAGGTCGTATGCGGGAGGCTATGATTGAGCGTATGAGATTGGAAGCTTATACCAACAAACTTGGTATTTCTGCATATGGTAACTTAGATAAGGCAGTTAAGACTTGGAGGAAAGAAGAGGAGATGGCTGTTGAAGCTCCGAAGATAGATGCTGTCCCTGAAGACGCTGAAGCTGAGATGAAGCAATATTTGAAGACTACTCAAGGGACGATGCGTAATCTGGAATTGACTGTATCACGGTTTGAAGCTAACCTTATGAAGATTCTCTCTCCTATCAGGGAATGGTTTGAGTCTCTCATGAAATGGATTGCTGATAATCCAATGGCAGCGAAACTGATTGTGTGGGGTGTCTTAATTGGCGCAGTAGCTATGGCATTTGTAGCTATGGCCACGGCTGCTGTCAGTGGTATTGCCTCTATAATAACGATCTACGGTGCTCTGACTGCCGGAACTGGTGTGGCGGCTGGTGCAACTATGGGCTTGGTCGGAGCCTTAGCTGGGATTGCTGTATTGGCAGGTATGGTTGCTGTTGGCCTGTGGATTTACAAACTTGCACTGGATTGGGAGGCGGCAGAAAAGGCAGCTAGGAAGGCTATTGATGAGACCAACAAGGCTTTGGCTGATGCTCGTCAGAAAATGCGTAAGGATGCCAAAGACGATATGTCTCGTACTATTACTGGTAATGCCAATCTAAATGTGCAGACTGAGCAGGCTAAGATGCGTTTGAATGAGGCTGTCAAGAAGGGTGATAGGAAAGCGCAGGCTGAGATTGGAAGAGAACTTGATGCCTTGACGAAGGCACGCGATAAGGCGCAACAGGAGGACTTAGAGAAGAAATTAGCTAAGCAGGCTGCAATTAAGGCTAAGGCTGCTGGTGCGACTGAGAAACAGGCCCAGGGAACAATTGCCGCGACTCAGAATGCTGAGAAGAAGGCAGCTAGTGTCTCTGCTGATTTGGCTGCTCAGAAGACTGCAGTAGTAACCGAAGATAGTAAAAAAGAATTTCTTGCTAGATCGAGAATTGCCGCATTATTGAAGAAGGATATGTATTCGAAGGAAGTACAGACGAAGTTGGATGAAGAAGCTGCGAAAGCAGCGCATACGGCGGCTGCTGCTACAGTAGATCAGGCAAAGGCACAGATAGCCACCCAAGCTCAGGTATCCGACGAAACCAAGAGAACTGCGTTATTAAGCGAAGGTCGTGCACGAGAGGCTATGATAGCTCAATTAGAGGCTGAAAAGGCAAAACAGGCGGCTATGGCGGAAACTGCTAAAAAAGAAATCAAGATGCCTACCGAACCAACTATTGAGATTATTAAGACAGTTGAGATATCACTTTCGCCACTACTGGGTAAGATCAGCCCAGCGATAGATGCTGTTCTGAAGACATTGGCTGATTCGATTGAAAAATCTCTAAGTAAGATTGGTCCTACTCTTGCCGATGTCTTCAGTCGGGGTGCAGCTCAGATAGATAATATTGTCGGAAAAGTTAGCCCGGTTTTGAAGAGCATTACTCCTGAAGCGTTGGCTACGAAGCTCAATATTGATGCATCTGGTATAGAGAAGGCCGCAGATGCATTTAAAGAAGCATCCAGGGTAGTTCGACCGGAGACTATTGTAACGGTTAAGACTGATGAAGATACGGCAAAGCCTCCCCCGGTGACTACTACACCAGAGCAGAAGAGGATGTTTGAGTTGATGAATAACCAGCTTATTATCCTTGGCAAGATCGCTGAAAAACTGAACCCGGAAGAGGCTACTGCCATCAGGGAACTGTTGGAGAAACATTTACCTGAGATTGCTGAAAATCGAAGTGGATCACTCGCTTCGAGTGTAAATCAATGGTAGAGGTGAGCCATGGGAGATTCTTCATTATGTGAATATGATGCCGCGCTAGCTGGTAGTGCACAATTAATAATTGTGTCACCAGTTGGTAGCTCATTCTCTTCAGGAGCGGCTTCAGGGCAGTTGGGCGGTGCTGGGTTAAGTACTAATACCCAAAATTCGGGTATAGAATTTCAATTTGCACCAACTATTGTTTCTGAGAGTAATGGTCTAAACTTCCAAAAGACTGACTTATTTTCGCATGAGCCATTAGCGATCTTGGCTACGGCTACTGGTAGGAAGATCAATGTCGAATGGGAATATTTCGCGACTGATAAAAACTTTACTGGCAAGAAAATAGCTAGTATCTTAAGAACATTAAAGAGTTATTTTTTCACGTTCAAGTTTATTAGATACCCATTGGTTAAATTCAAGTATATGTATGTGTTACCGGTTCTGACCGATTTCAGGATGATGAGCTGTAACATCACATATAGTCCTGAGAAAGTAAACTCTGGCGGAGGCTATTATCCTATCTGGTCCAAGGTTGGTATAGAGTTAGAGTTGGCGACTACATTGAGCAACCCGCAGAAACCACCAGCTAAGAATGTCGCTCCTGGATTAAAACCAGTACGGCCTGACTGGTATTAAGGAGGATGCGATGCCAATTGATGTGCAAGATTTCTCTCGTTTCTCCGACACCCCAGTTGTGACTAAGGATGGTGTCGAGACTTTTGGACTATGGGCACGACCAGATTGGATGGTCAAAGAGAATCTGGATGATACCCAAATTGTTAAGCTGTCTATTAACTCGAATTATGCTGGTAGACCAGATAGAATTGCACAAGACTTTTATGGTACTGTCCTATTAGAATGGGTAGTGGTCATGTTTAATAGACCACAGAACACACTTGGATGGCCGTTCCTTGGTTCAGTAATAGATCTGCCTATAGCAAGTATAGTTAATAGGAGTCTATAATGCGAGATGCTGGAAGTAACATAGGGTTCATTTGGAACAAATTCTTCAAAGAACGAGTTTCCCCATTATTCCAGAGATTTCCTGGATATTATCGCGCTCAGGTGGTCGAGACCAATGATCCATTACAGTGGCACCGGGTGCGATTCAAATGCCCGGAATTGCACGATTCAACATTGAAGCCAGAAGAATGTCCCTGGGCTGATTGTGCACCTTGGCTCGGTGGTAAAAATGCTGGTTCCTGGGCGCATCCTATTATTGGCGATATCATTTGGATCACATTTGAGAAGAACCACCCTTATGTGCCAGTCTGGGTTGGTTTTGCGATGGGTACGCGCAGGAAGCGTTACCCGCTTGAATCAATATTCACCGAATCTCCTCTTTCTGTTGATATTGATGAAAGGCCAGCTGATAAGCCTGATGATTGGGTGAAGGAATATATTCCTAGAGATAGACGGCCAATGTCCAATGGTTGGCGGGATAGGTATGGTAGTTCAGAGGTCAATTCGGCTATTGGCTTTTTCCCTGTTGAGCACGCTAAGGAACCTGCTCCGCTTGGACAAGATGCAGTATCCAATCAAGATTTTGAGATAGGCAAAAGACCATCAGTTAATTGGCCTGATAGAAAATACCTCACTAGGATGACGAAATATGGTATTTATGTAATCCATTCTGATGTTGGTTATTATTGGAAGAAATCAGACGAAATGGGTCAGACTCTGGGTGAATTTGAGGGAGATTTTGACGAAGATCGAGATTTTGAGATTAAACGTTACAAGTATAATATTCGTTTATTGAATGAAGATGAGCCTGATTCATCTCAACGTGATCAACGTCGTTATGAGGTAAGGACTCGTGCTGGCCACAAATTTGAAATGCGTGATGTTGGATGGGCACAAGCAGATGGTGGTCTGGCGGTATGTGAGAAAATTAAAAATTCTAAGTCTCGCGATGGCGAATATGGTGAGCGGCGGGTATTATCGACATGGGAAAAGAACGATGAACGTTGGATAAAGATCCGCACTAAAGGTGGTCATCTCTTCCAGGCTATGGATATGGGGTTCCACCCGCAAGAGGATGAGTTCTATGATCGTCTTTTGGTCCTGGAAGTTGGTGGTATGGATGATGAGGATGATAATTGGGATAAACGTGATGCACGCCAGATGAGGATGATTACCAGATGGGGTTGTAAGTTTGTCCTAGATGATCGCGGTACTGATCCTAAATATGCTCATTCTGAGGAGAAACCGCGAGGAAATGGTTGGTTGTTGAAGACGCGGCGGAGTTGGACGCGACAGCCAACAACGCCACGTGGTTTTGGTTTTGAGGCCAGTGATAAGGATGATCTCGACACGACTCGTTGGTATACGCCAAAGTCTAAGGTTATCGAATTGAACGATAGGAAAGACTATGTGATGGCTCGTACTGATTCTGGTACTGATGTATCAGAGGAATGGATGTATAAGACTGAAAACGAGTTCGCAAGAAACATCGGGATGGTTGGTGATCCAGAAAAATCAACATACCATCTTAAATTAGATAAGGCTAATGGTTATCTCAGGCTCAAGACTGCTGCTGGCGGCGATAATGGCGTGAAGGCTGAGCCTGAGATAGTGTGTGCAGCAGAAACAGGTATTAACCAGGGGTTTGAAGCGAGAGATGGGCGTTCACCAGCTTTTGTACCTGAACCCCAACATATACCTGATAACCCAAACCATAATCCACCAGATGAGAAGGAAGATGTTCCGCAGACTTGTGTACCAAATGGTGGTGATGGTGCCTGGTGTGAGATGGTTGATATCGACAATCGTGGGGTTTGGCTAAGTCGGAAGTATAAGCTTGGAATATGGCGGGCGGCTGATAACTCTGATCAATATATTGTCATCAATGATGGAAAGAAGCAAATCGTTATTAGAAACGGCGAAAGCGGTGTGTTACAGATATACTGCAAGGGTAATGTTGAAGTCATTTCTGAACAAAATATAGCTTTGAAGGCTGGTGGTAAAATCAGTCTCAAGGCTGGTAGCACCATTGACTTCGAGGCTGGCGGTGCTCACATGCAGCTCACTGGTAGCGAATTCACGAAGGACATCGTGGATATTGCTCCAGAATTTAAGCAGGGGAGTGGTGGAGTACCAGCCGAAGACCCAGCGGCGTTGATTGAGGATAAGAGATTTCCAGCGGATCGTGGGATCTCAACTAATGGTCCATTTGAGACTGTTCCAGAGCGTGTGATTAGGGTGTGTACAGGTGATCAATGATTATCAGTTTTCCAACTGCATTATATAAGTCGATTCTGCCAACGGAGAATAACCCTGGCAACGTTACTTTTACTATATCAAGTAATGACCCACCGCGTCCTTCAATTACACCATACCCTCTCCAAGTGGCTGAAGTTGTTAAACCTCTCCCACCCAAGGTCTATAGTCCAGAGGAAAGACGAGTTGCAATGGGTGACCTTATATTCAGTGTTTCGCAAGGATCACTGAATTTGGTTAGCACCGGGGTGAAACAATTTGAGGTAGGTCAGATTTTAGATTTCACCACTGAGAGTCTTCCTGTATTAAACAATCTAGATGTTCCTGATACGATTGATTTGCAGCAGAATACTAATCGTATTGATGTTGCTGCAACTGGTCTTACGGATGATGAAATCTATAATCTTGAATTGGCTGCACGTACCCAGTTTAATAATCTGGTCGCTGAATTGAATGCTTTAAAGACTGGTATATCTGATACCCAGTTAGCAATACAGAATAACCAGCGGCAGTTGAATGAGAATAGAAAGGTTAGAGATGCGGCGATCTTGGTCACTGGGTCAGATCCGACTATAATTGAGAAGTTAGATAAGCGTGAAGCTGATCTTCTCATTCAGCGTGATGAGTTGGCAGCGTTGTCTAATGTCCTTACTGATAGTGCGAATAAAAAGTATAATGAGTTGATTAGTTTGAGGGAATTGGCTAGATGAATAAGCCAACTAGGATTCCGTCATATTATGGGTATAATGCCCCATTCGTTGGTGGTAAACAAGGGTTTCTATCTCAGCAGGTGGACGAGCAACTGATTAGGAATGATCTTCTACAACTTTTATTGACAGCTCCTGGCGAGAGGGTGATGCGGCCAGATTTTGGTGCTGGGATTCGACCTTTCCTTTTCGAAGGCATTGATAATGCTTCGGTTTTGGCGTTACAGGAGAATATTAAACAGACAATAGAGCAATATGAGAATAGGGTGAATGTCTCCAGTGTGACGATTGCTGCTGATCCAGATAATAATCTAATCAAGATTATAGTATATGGTTCCTTCAAGTTTGACCAATATAATCCTGGTAATCCAGCGGATAGTAATGTCCTGGTGGAGCTAAATATACCAACGGGGAAGATTACGACTAGTTTAGGATGAGGTAGAATATGGCCACTCAAGTCTTGTTTCAAATGCCTAATTCTCCTGAGGAGTTTGGTGTTGCTCTAGCCCCAGCAGAGCTGCGCCGCCTAGACTTTTCTGCTCTGGATTTCACAGCTTTAAGTCAGGCTGGTATTGAATATATCAGAACATATTTCCCTACACAGTTTAACGACTTCGCGACTAGTAACGGTGTTATAATGATGCTGGAACTGGTCTCATATATTGGCGGTGTCCTCACTGAAAGAGCCGATGTCCTTATTGACGAAGCTTTCCTCTCCACAGCTCAGACAGAAGATGCTGTCATACAACATCTTGCATTGATTGGCCAACAGATGGAGAGAGCCACACCTGCAGTGGTTGACGTTGAGATCTCTATTACCAACGCTGCCCCTACAGAGATCAAGATTCAGGCCGGAACTAGAGTCACGGTTACTGGAGTAGACCAGTCATCAGCTGTTAATTATGAATTGTTCCGATCACCTGGTGATTTTTCTTCCCCAATTTCGATACCACCAGGCAAGCGTGGTGTTATTGCTTACGGTATTGAGGGTGTAACTGACCAGATGAGAGTTGCAGCTATTGGTGGAGCGAAGCAGTTTGTTGATATTCCAGTTTCAAATGTGCTTGATGAGCCAATCTTTGTCCAGGTGATCTCCGGTTCGGTGTCGCGTTTGTGGCAGCGGGTTGATATCATTGAGAAGAGTGGTTCTAATGATGAAGTATACGAAGTGCGGCATTATGCGGACAAGACTAGAGTGCAGTTTGGTGACGATGTTAATGGTAAATCGCCGCTGGCTGGTCAGATCATTTTGGTCACGTATAGAGCCGGTGGTGGTGTTCGAGGGAGAATAGCAGCCAGTCAAATAAATGAATCGCGTGCGGTTACACCTTCGGCACCAGCTTCTGCAGCGGTCGAAGCTTTATTCCGCAATCCTTTGCCATCTTCTGGCGGTACTGATGATGAGTCAATCACACAGGCCAAGCGTCGTGCGCCACGGTTATTCGCCACGCATGATAACGCTGTGTCTGGTGAAGATTATGGACTACTAGCGTCACTATATAGTCATCCAGTCTATGGTGCTGTGGCAAAAGCAGTGGGGATTGTGCGAACGGGTGTTGATCTTCCGAGTTCTGGATCTGGCGGGTCATATGATGGATCGGCTAGTTCTAACGGTGCATCGAGCCTATCAGTCTTGGCGGCACAGGTTCGTGCTGCTCCTACTCTTGAGCAAGCAACCTTGGTATTGGATAACCATTTCGTAAATCGTAATATTGTTGAGCTATATGTGCTGTCCGCTGGTCCTGGTAACACGTTATCCCAGCCTAGCACAGGATTGAAGGAGGGTCTTGTTACTTACTTCGCCGATAAGAGTGTTCTGACGGATGAGGTGCGTGTGTTTGATGGCGCTATTAAGCCGGTGAATATTGAGGCAACGATAGTAATTAGTAAGAATGCTGATCCAGGGACGGTGAAGGCGGCAGTTCAGAGTGTTATTGATGATTTCTTTGATCTTAGGAACTTTGATATGGGAACTGGTTTATATCTATCTAGTTTATATAATAATATGCAATCAGTTCCGGGTGTGAAGTTTGTTGATATTTTCAATCCTGCTGATGATATCTTGGCTACTAACAAGGTTGGTGATCCGACCAGTAAGGGAGTTGGTTTTAATGAGGTCATTGTTCTTGGTCAAGTCAATCTCAAGTTCTTCTTTGAGGCTGGTAGCTACAGAATTCCACCACTGGGTAAGGTGTAATGGCTCAACTTACTCCTTGCTTAGACAGTTCAATGAGTGAGTTAGGAACCTCTACTCTCCCTGTCCGTAAATTACGGTCAGCCCGACCGTATTCAAGAATATTCAGACCAGCGTTTACATCCCTATCATGATGAGCACCACAAGAACAATCCCACTCCCTATCAGACAATGTTAGAGCCTGATTAATACACTTACATTTATTACATAATTTACTACTAGCAAAGAATCTATCTATCTTACCAACATAACAACCACACCATTGACCTTTATAACTCAATTGTCTAGAATATTCACACCATCCAGAATCTGATATTTTCTGCCCCCATCTACTCATCATTCCCTTCAAGTTTAGGTCCTCAAGATAGATGGCTTGGTTCTCGCTCACCATCTTGTGACTTAACTTATGAAGGAAATCTAAACGCTGATTACTAATTTTCTCATAGAGAAGTGCTAATTTTCTCCTTGCTACCTCCCTCCTCTTAGACCCAACTTCTCTTCTACTCACTCTCTTAGCGAACCTCTTTAACTTCCTTAACAGCTTTCTAAGTGGCAGTGGGTGTTCTATCTTTACTCCATTTGAACAAGTTATGAATGTTTTTAGTCCGAAATCTATTCCTATTTCTGGTTTAGTTATATCAATCTGTGGATCTGATATTTCTTGTTCTATATTTATTGAAGCAAAATACTTATCTGTAGGAGTCTTGATGATTATTATTGAGAATAACTTATATTCTTTGGGTAAATTATAAAGATTGCATCTAATATTTCCTATTTGTGGTAAATGAATAAATTCACCTCTAATTGAACAAAATGGGACCCTTATCTTAAATGCTTGTTTTGAGTATTTATTCTTGAATTTGGGGTAATCGGTTCTTTTCCTAAAGAAGTTATTATAAGCTTGATCTAAATTATCTAATGAATTAGCCAAACATTGTCTACTCACATTACTCAGCCATGAATATTTCTCTTGTTTCTTTAATTCTGTCAAGTGTTTATTCATTTGGAGGAATGAATCTGATTTCTTTGTTTCTCGATATTGTTTGATCTTTCTCTCCAAGAAATAATTATAAATCCAGCGGGCACAACCAAAGTGATGCTTAAATTGTTCTTGTTGTTTATAAGTGGGGTAGATCCGATATTTATAAGCCTTGTGGATCTTCATATTTTATATTTGAATGAAGATATAAAATGTTCAGTCAAAAATAAGTCGGAGGTAATTCAAAGCCTGTTCTATATAGATAGGACGTATCGAGGGGAATCTATGAATCCAATAATGAAGCAACTGCGTGCTGTTGAGGGTGTAAGCGAGAGATTAGATGCACTGTCTACCTGCCGGGGCGTCCCGGATAATGTTAGCCAGCGGTTGCAGGAAGAGTCCAAATCTCTACGGTGGGCTTTTGATGAGTTACGTAAGCTTCATTATGAGGAAGTGACGGCGGTTATTGGTGACACGGAATATCTTCATTCGATTGTGGGTGATCGTCATCTGACTGGTTTCGTTCCTAGTAAAGATGCTAGGCCAATCGGGACGTTGATTAGTTTCCGTGACCCTGAATTAAGAGAAAAGTTGCGTGTTGCTTTGGTCCCCCCGAAATGGGAAGGGAATAGGTTAGCAGAAGGTCAAGTGCCTGATTTTATATTCTGCGAGCGTTATTTTGCGACTAGTGATGATCGGAATCCTCTTTTCAGAGCCGTCTGGTTCGATTGTATGCTCAGTAAGCAATGGCTATCTAAAGTATGTAAAGGATCGCTCGATACAGTGATGGACACAACTGAAGCTAGTAGATTCTTGCATGAGTGGATGGCATCAGTTTACACCGCTTTGAACTGGGATAAGGCAAAAAGGGTTGGTTAGGGTCGAATAGGAGGGAATAATGTCCAGCACAGCTACCCCTATGGTCAACACCTCACAGCGGGTCGGTATCTTTGTGGATGTCCAGAATATGTTCTACTCCGCCAAGATCCTGTACCAGAGCAAGGTTGATTACGGAGAACTTCTAAAGGGTCTCCTGGGTGGGAGGCCGCTTATTCGTGCTGTAGCGTATGTGGTCCAGAAGCCAGAGGTGGACCAAGCTGGTTTCCATGAAGCCCTTTCTCGATTTGGCTATGAGGTCAGAGTGAAGGAGCTTCGTATTCGTGAGGATGGTGAGGGCCGTAGCTCAGCCAAAGGGTCTTGGGCTGTTGGTATGGCCTGTGATGCGTTGATGATCGCCCCTCGGATTGACGTCGCTATTCTTGTCACTGGTAATGGCGATTATGTCTCCTTAGTGGAGAATCTGAGGTTCCTTGGGGTGCGTGTTGAGGTTGCCAGCTTTGAACGTTCTGCAGCCAATGAGTTGATCAAGGCTGCTGATAAGCATGTGATTATCCAGCAGTCCTGGATTTTCAAGGAGAAGAAGTTTGTTGAGGCGGCTGCGGCGCATGATGCTGCGGCACATGAGGGTTTACCTCATGATGAAGAGGAGTCGGATGTAGAGGCTCAGCCTTCTTCAAATGATTCGGCTCCGGTATTTTCCCCGAAGAATAAATAAGTGTGCCTCTAGCAGAAGAATATACCTCCAGTCAAAAATAATATCGGAAGACAGGAACCTTAGGAGGACGAACCAATGCCTTCTGCTCAGCCAGCCAACACCGCGATCTCGGTTTTCCGCAGAGCGCGTGTGGTCAGGGACAATAGGCGGCACACGAGCATCAAGCATCTGACGACTCCATTCGATACGGCGTACGTTGCCGTTCCGGGTGAGGAAATTCAGGTCCTTGAGACTCGCGACGGGGCTTTCCGCACCGATGCATTCCGGTACGGTCATCCCGTGGTGGTGCTGCCTCGCACCGTTTGCACTGTGGCGAATGTTTACGCCGCTGTCGGCGGATTGGATTTCCCAGTGCGCATGATTGGCAACCCTCGCGAAGTTCAGCTACAGAACGCGCACGGTCATCAGACCGACGATCTGTACACCGAACTCCGCCTGGCCTGCCCCGGCGAAGCCACGCTCACGGCGGATACCTGGCTCGTCGGCACGACTTACGCGAAGGGTGCGCAGGTCGAGTTGGGCGGGAAGCTTTGGGTGTCGCTGGTCGATGGAAACATCGGCGTCACTCCGGGCACCAACGGCGCGGTCTGGCAGTTCATCCAGTAATCTGGCCAAGAGTGACGGCAGACGCATTAAGGCGTCTGCCGTCATATCTAGGCTGAGGTGCCGCGATGCCTCACTATTCCACGTCTCTGATACAACCAGCGGCGAACGAAGCCCTTGGTGACAAACATGTCCCGTTTACCGCCTTCCTACGAATCGTACCGATCCGAGGAAAGAGGTTCGAGACTGTCAGAGATATGGAAAAGATCGCCTACCGAGTAGAGGAAAGCCTAGAACACCTTTGCTCCGGTGGGAGCTTCACCGCACCAGTGTCCTTTGACTTCGCCAAACCAGTAGCCTTCACACCTCAGTTTGGCGACAAGACAGCACGACTGACCATTCACGGTCATGCCTGCAAGATCCCGAATTTTACAAAGACACCCGATGGTCTCCACAATAAGGACACCAGTGACGGTATCTTAACTGGTCCTGGTGGAGGAAACGCTGCTAATCGAGTTCCTGATCCAGACGTGAATGCGTTAACTAAAGAGTTGAAGATGCAGATCGAATCAGCAACTGGCCTTCCAGTTTATCGAATGGAGGTTGCTGGCTTCATATTTGGGATTAGTGGCGAAACATTCCCCCTGTAGTAACACTCCTGCAAAGATATTATATGGGTTCTGGAATATTACAACCAAGTAGGGGTGTGCGGACTAGCACTAAACCATATTTAGATAATTATATAAAGGTTATATCTCCTAGAAAATATGAATCTAAGAATGATATTTGTGAGCGGCACGGCATATCTGAATTTAGAACGTACAAAGATTATAGGAAGAATAGTGATGGAACATATCGTGGTGGACTTTCGAAACCAGGCGTAACATGGAGATGTAGTTTATGTTGGAAGGAAAAGAAAACAGCTAATCGAAGGCGAAATATTGGAGATGCTAGTAAGGAAAAGAAGAGAAAATTAATAGAATATGCTGGGGGAAGTTGTAAAGTTTGTGGTTATAATAGATGTTTAAATGCGATGCATTTTCATCATAAAGATCCATCCACCAAAAATTATGAGATTGCTTGGGGGCTTAGACGATTCTCTTTAGAAAAATTACGTATAGAAGTTAATAAATGTGTTTTACTCTGCAACAGATGTCACGCGGAATTAGAGGAAGGGATGATACAACTATGAGTATTCTAGGCCCACCTGATCTACCTGTTGTCCTGAAAATACCCTCAGATCCACTAAAATTCGAGATATTATGCACATTTGGCCACCCAGTTGTTATGGTTGAGCTGACTGAGGAGCAACTTGAACAAGCAATCAGAGTCACTGGAGACTTCATTGCTACTTATTTCCCATTTGAAGAGAAATACGCATACTTCAACACTCAGCCATTGGTCTCAGAATATCCGCTACCGGCAGACGCATATTGGGTGAAGGATATCAAATGGGACCCTGCTGTTACGAGGATAGGAGATATATTTGGAGCTGAATCATTCCTCTTTTCGTTCGGAGGTGGTTCTATTCTATTGACGAGTGAAGGTAAAATGACCTGTGAAGAATGTTATGAGAAGAGAAATAAAATTAAATTGATTACACCATTTGGTCTACGACGGCCATTAATGCGTTGGAATGATAGAAAACAACCAATGCTTATATTGAAAACAGAAAAAGATTTTTTAATTTGTACCTCAAATCACCCAATTAGTTGTGATGGTAAGATGAAGATGGCGTGTGAATGTAAAATTGGTGAGAAATTAATTAATTCTAATGATAAACAAGAGAAGATTATTGATATATCTAAATCTGAAACTAAAGGTACATGGAGTGTAAAGGTAAACGGTGGTGGAATTTATATTAGTGCTATAGGAAGGTCTTTTTATCTAACAAAATGATCTCCGAACGTAAATAAGAATATGAAGACTCCATGTGATCAAAATAAAGTAGTGGAATTATATAAATCAGGTAAAAGTATTAATGATTTATGTGGGGTATTTGATAGAGCACCTAATTCTATTTATGTTATACTTAAGAAACATAATGTTCTTCGAACTAAAAAAGAGGGATTAAGGTTAGCCAAAGAAGCTGGTAAAATTTATAGGAGGAAACCAATAGATGATTTGTTAGAAGATAAGGAATCATTTATAAAAGAATATGAGACTCAATCTCTAACTGAAATAGCCGTTAAATACAATGCTGAACGTAAGAGATTAGTCAAAGCCTGTAGAAGGTTTGGAGTTCCAATTAAGCGTTGGGGAGAGAAGATACATAAAATTCAATCTCAAATTCGTGAGTCTAAATTAGATCAAAGAATTATAGATCCTAATTGGATGCGAGTGGAATATATTGATAATCAGAGGGGTATTGATGATATTGCTTCTGAGTTAGGATGTTCGATTACTGCTGTCAGGAATAGATTAAAAAGATTTGATATTCCAATTCGACCACAGAAAAAATTTGGCCGAGAAAAGGAGCCAAATAAGAAATCTCATGGTATTAACGTAATTTATAAACCTATGAAATGTTCTAAAGAAGTTATGTTTAGGTCTATGTTAGAATGTGCTTATGCTGTTTATTTAGATTCTCTAGGGGAGGTGGTATCTTGGGATTATGAGACTTCTTGGATTTGGTATTTAGATAGTTTTTCTGGTAAGGAAAAGAAATATATTTGTGATTTTAAAGTTGTTTATGTAAGTAGGATCGAACATGTTGAGGTTAAACCTATAGATTTACAAACTCTTGCAGATAAATATTTATATGCTCAGAGACAGTTACAAGGATGGAGATGGATTACAGAAGATGAATTAAACAGATCTATAAAATTATTCTCTATCCCTAATGATAGAGTCATATTTCCTGTGAAATTTTCAGAACATAAGAAGAAATTTATTATTTGGTCGAAGGAAGATTTTGAGATCCCCAAAGGTTATAGAGTAATATCTAAATTGAAGAAATATAATCATATTTATCAATATAGGATAATTAATGATAATCTCATAATCAATAGACCGAAGATCGTTCATTATGATCGTCCTCAGAATATGCAAGATAAGCTTGGTAAGATAATTATTCTTAATTTGGATAAAATATTAGATTTAATCAAACAAGATATGACGCAATTTGGAATAGCAGCAAAGTTTAAGGTAAATTATCGGACTATTTCTAAATTTCTCGAAGATCGTTCTTATGTTGTTAGATGGGGAGGATCAAGTTCAAAGCACAATGAAATTAGATATGCTACTAAGTTAATTTGGCCTTTAGAAGAGTTACCACCAAGGGAAACAATTAGAAATCGTACCAACTATAAGTGGGATAATTATAGTTGGTTATATGATAAATATATTAATAAGAGATTGTCAACTAGGGTAATTGGTAAGATAGTTGGTAAATCTGGTAGACTTGTTTTGAAGAAGTTGAGAAATATAAGATAGAGATAAGGAGCCTGAATAATGGGCCTAATTGATTTCAAGAATAATATATTAATTGCACATTCTATGGATGACTTGATCCATGAGATTTCTCATATTATTTGTGGGCCAGCACATAATAATGAATTTTTTGATATATGCCATGAATTAGGAGGAAAGAAGCAAATTTTTGACCATGTTTTGGATAGATTCCTGTTTAAGGCTAGGTTATCAGCGAACGTTGGCAACGTTACTGGAATTCAAAATATATTACTTGATTATCATCTACTCCAAGCCTATCGCAAGTTCAGTAAGAAAGTCTTGGCTACTGATGGGCATTGGGAAGTCAAGGGTGACAATACGATCAGGTTATTCCCTACACCACGTGGATCTTTTCCTGTGATGGTCGAATACACCCCGGTCATAAGTAATATCAGGACTCCTACCGCTAGGGAGTTAATCAAGCGGGCTATGGTTGCTGAGGCCAAGATTATATTGGGTAATATTCGGAGTAAATTTGGCTCTTTGCCGTCTCCAGATGGTGGGTCAATTACTCTCAATGGGGATACATTGCGAGTAGAAGGGCAAGCTGAAAAGGCTCAAGTGGTTCAGGATGCTATACTTCTTGGTGAGCCGCTTCCTGTCTTATTGTTCTAACGTTAGATTTCAAATATATTATATGAAGGCGACTACGATCACAGTTAAGAACAAGCTTGAAATCTTACCAGGGAATGTTATCAGCGTGCCTGGGTGCGAACCAATTTCGAGTTTGACCTCCACAGCTCTTGCACGTAACTTACATTGTAACGCATCGGTCATCCCAGTACAAGAAGTTTTGAGACTGATACCAGGGTCTAGAATTGTACAAGTGATGACTCCGCGTGGGCAGCAAGGCACAGGAACCGGAATTTTTGTTGAATTACCAGAGGGTCCTCCACCTTATGGTAATGTGTGCCCTCCCTGTTGTCTACCAGATTGGTATGCTATCTTACGTGCTCATGCTTATTATCCTAATCAAGTGGAACCTACGCCCAATCCAAAGGAATGTGCTGGTTTCTCCATAAATGGGTGCATGGCACGCACTCCGTATGATGAGGTGGAGAAGATGTTGCATCCCAGATTACCTGATCATAGGCCAAATGGTATGCCAGTTGGGGGTGGCCTATGAGTGCGATTCTTGACTTTGATCCTCATCAGCAGTATTCAACTATTGATAACAGACCTGATTTTAGGTCAGATGCTGAACGTACTAGTTCTCTCTTGTCGATATATAATCATCGCAATCCTGATATTGCTTACACAGAACGTTTAGCTGAGGAGTTGATCAACATATGTGGGGCATGGATCACTGTCTATAAGCGTACTCGTGACACTGGGAACAAGGATGAGGTTTGGGATGAGGATGCTGACCCAAAATACAAGGTGGGTGTTCGTCTGAAGGGAAAATTTGTCCCTGAGCCTGCTGAGATCTCTCAAACCAGATGGGGTGTGGATGTCCAGAACCAGACTACTGTGAACTTCGCCCGGACTTCTGTACTTAAGCAATTTGGAAAAGAGATGATCTCTGAGGGTGATATTCTAATCGTTCCCCATAATACATTGACGGTGGTTCAGAGCACAGATCTGCGCGATGGTATTCATAATCGTGTTGATACTTATCGTGTTCTTAAGTCGTCCGATGTTGGGAATTTCAAATACCGTTGGTTATATTGGGCTTGTTTGGTTCAGAATATTACTGGTGATCCAAGTATACAGGTTAATTTCAAGATGGACCCTAGTTGATATAAGAAGATTGGGGGTTTTGGAGGCTATCCATGAGTAAATTTCTGGTTGAGTTTCTTGGGAAGGGTTATGAGAAGAAGACGACCATTGATTCACAGGATGTCAAGACGGCCAGGGATTGGGCTGATACCCAATTAGCTATGTGGTGTAGGGACCCGAAGAATAAGCTTCCGAAGAAGATTCGGATTAATGTTACTCCTGTGTTGAGCTAAATATGGTTATCCTAGATAAGAATGGTGATGAGGCTGTTTTTCCGGGACTAAGTTTAACATCATGGAAGACGAAGCGGTAGTAGCTGAGACAGCCGCTGAGAAGGAAAAGCGGGAAGAGCGGGAAAAGTTGTCAGTAAGCCTGAAGGCTTCCTTTTCTTTCGAAGCATTACAAGATCTCAAGGCTGTTCACGGTCTGTCTCTTCTCGATATACTCAAGAGACCTCTTCCCGCTAAGAGTGATCTCATCTCCGTTCCAAGAACGGAACCAACTACTATCTCTACACCAATCAGGACCGAGCCTATGGCAGTTAGTCCAGTTAAGTTATATCCTTATCAGATAGAGATTTTGCTGAAGATGGGGATGATATCGAGAATGACAGCCGATGAGATGCTGAGGGATGCACCAACTCCACCAGCTTCGCAGGAAGCCCCAGTACAGGAAGCCATGACTAGCGAATTGGGGTCTCGGAAGTTGCAACTATAACATAACTCTCACCAAATATATTCTAGGTGAGAAAATGGTTCACAAAGTCAAATCGGTTAATGAGTTTATGAAGTCTGCGGAAGGTCATATCTTCGCAGCTGGTCAGCATGTGGTCGTAGCCTTATCTCAAGATGCGATTGCACAAATACAAAAACGTTCGCAGGGTCAGTTGGTGCCGGAAGCAAAGAGGACCGTTAGACATTTCATTGTCGGAGTCCAGCCTACACCAGAAGATCCCACAGGGGCGCGTGCTCAGGAGATTGAGCGCAGTACCCAGGCATTCAGCAAGACTCAACAGCAGTTAAGTGATAAGACATATGTTCAAAACCTTTTACAAGGGAAGCGTTGATGCCTATTAAAACTAAGACAAAAGGAGCTGCGGCATGATTTATAACTTCGAGTTTGATCAATCCACTAATCCTACTAAACTCACGGATCAGCGTTTTGATCAGAAAGATGAGGACGGTAGGCTTCAACGTCGTCCAGCCACTAGTGCTATTCCAACTGCTATAGATGCTGAGAAGAGAACAACGTTGTGGTTTGAGCGTCAGAATGTTAATCTTCCTGAAGAGATTCGTGAATTTCTTCCTATTGGTTATCGGACCATGGATCGTGGTCTGAAGAACTATTTTTCTGGTATCCAGGTGCCAACCAAGGATGGCATTAAGATGATGGGTGTGAGGATTAGCGGTGGTGATAAGCCTTATCTGGTCTGGGCGCAAGATCTGCGTTTAGGTCGTGTTACTCTTCCTGTGATGTCAGTTCGTCGTGAAAATGATGAGTTTAATTTTCAGAAGTTTTCACCTGCTCATTTTCATTGGATGTCAAAGCGTTTCCTTGATCCTGAAGGAACGAGGATCGCTCTTGCCTATCGGCCTATCCCATCGTTGATTAATTATTCGCTATCGGTGTGGGCTGAGCACAAGCGTGATCTTGAATATATCAATTATCAAGTTAGAACTAGGTTCAATCCTGTGGCTGAGTTTATGGTTGAGGATGAGCATATGCGTGGTAGTGTGTTCCTGAAGTATAGTGGTATGACGGTATCAGTTGATGATGAGATGCCTCCTGATCAACGTGCTAATAAGCGTTATGATTATAGTATTCAGATGGAGGGTTGGTTGCCGATTCCTGAGAAGGTTGTTCCTTCTATTCTTGGACGTGTGATGTCTCTGAAGGATGGTACTAAGTCGTTGGTGACGGGTGAAATACTAGATGTTGTGTTGGGTAAGGATGTGTTGAACACAGCGCAAGTACGTAAGTTATCAGAGTAAATACACGTTAAGGAGATACTCGAATGGCTATGCGTCCGAAAACCATGCGCGAGATTCAGGCGGAGAATGTTGCGAAAGCTGGTAAGGGTGAAGTCCGCATTCTCAATATTTCTAAGCAGACCATACCGATTCATCTGAAGCCTCCGAAAGGGGTTGATTTTTATGTCGGTGCACAAGACGTGCGGCTAGGTGTAGGAAAGAGTCATATGTTTAGGAAGAGCCGTCTGTGGCCAGAGCAGGTTGAACGCCTTGAAAAACAGAGAAGAATTCAAGTGTTATATGACAGCGAGAAGGCTGAAAAAGCTGCGGAAAAAGCTGCCCAGCAATAATCGTCTATTGGTCATAACTGATCTCCAATTCTCTGGATAAAAAGCAAATATAAATTGACTAGGGTAGTTATGCTAGTGTGATGAGGAGATCAACACAATGGCAATCTTTCTTTCGCCAGGTGTCTTCCCCAGGGAGATTGATTTGAGTGTTCTCCCCGCTGCAACGGGAGCACTCACACCTGCCTTCATTGGGACCGCCAACAAAGGGCCAGTCCAGGAACCTATCTTCTGTTCCAATGCACAGCAGTTTATAGACAATTTTGGGAATCCATTCCCAGAAAGTTTCCTCGGATACGCTGCACTTGCGTATTTTGAGGAAGGGAATAGGGCCTATATCCTACGAGTCGGAGTTGAATGCGAAGAAGGACAAGCAGCCCCTCTTGCTGATGTCTGCATTGACCTTTCTGGTGCACGCGGTCATGGTTGGGGCAGAATCCCAGTGTTCACAGGGATTGACTTCGGCAGGATCTGCACCCGCGTCATTGACTCCACCAATCCACTGTCCTTCCATCCTGCATTGGTGCCTAATGGTCCTGTTGATTACAACGACATCTTCATCAGCCCATCTGAAGGCCCATGCAGTGCCACGCTGATCTTCGGCAGTCCAACCAGCTACACTGGCGCGATTGATGACGCCTTCACGGTCCTCATCCTGAGCGATCCAACACCAAGCCTCGGTGGTCTGGTTGGTGGTGCTGGTTATGAGGTCATCCGCAACTCGGATGGCCTGGTGGTACGTGCAGGTACGCTGGTTGAGAGTGCACCTGGTGTTTCTGATCCGATTAACATCGGTGAGGGGATTGTTTTCCAGGTTGTGGTGACTGGTTCAGTGCCCATTGGCGCTCAGGATACACTCTCCTTCAGAGCACGACCTGACAATCGCAAGTTCTCCTTTAATGTGGATCGTTCTCTGTCGGTGGTTGAGTACACAATGCCGACAGCTGACTATACCACCCCAGCTGCTTTCGTCGCTGCGTTCAACGCCCTGTTGGGTGGTGGTGAGAAATACAAAGCGGTCGCCAAGGATGATGGCACAGCCTGCTTCACAACTGATGTCGCTGGCTGGAACATCCAGCTTGTGACCACGGAAGCTTTCGCGCTCCAAGTTGGTCAGTCGCTCTACGTGTACGACATCCCACGCAGCTTCCTCCAGTCCACAGACTCAGGCCCGTACAACATCTCCTCAGAGAACAATCGCATCAGTATGCAGATTGTAGGCCGCACGCAGACCGTGAATATGGAGTTCAGCCTCCCAGTTGGGACCCAGACTCCAGGGTCCATGGCGAATGCGATCAACAATGGCGGAATTTTGAATGGTGTTCGGTACTTCCGCTCGTACGCGATGCTTGTTCCTGGTGGTTACGAAGAGGTCTTCATTGAGACAGATGTTACTTCCACACCGGAGAACGAGTTCAGCCAGCCACAGCTTTTGGCTGATCTGTCACATTTCAAGACTCTGCGCTTTGCGGAAGAGCTTAACATCCTCTACCCGTACACTCGCTCCTACCGCACCTTCAGTGATCCGAGAGTAATGCTCCCGGCCACTGGCGCGATCACTCCTTCTCAGCCTCTGTCCTGCGAGATTGACCCGCTGAGTGCTGCTTGTCTGGTCGACTCTGCTTACTTCGAAAACATCGTTGGCTGGCTCGTGGCGATAAGCCCTGGCACATGGGTTGATGGACTGCATGTGACGATTGAGCCGTACATTCAGAATACGAGCAGTGGCGCAGTGGTCCCTGGCATGTTCACGATCACGGTTGAGGATTCCAACTTCCAGAAGCTGGACTCGATTGATAACGTCAGCTTCGACACTGCCAATGACAGATACATTGCCAACGTGATCAACCCTGGTTCCAAGTACGGTGGGACAAATGGTGATCTTTACCTCAACTGGATTCCTAGACCGAGCTTCCTGGCGAACGACCCAGTGAATGATCCAACCAACTACGAGAACAGGGTTCCTGGCCCGATCTACAGGAAGGTTTACGTTGGTCAGGCCAATGGCATCCCATCTGATCCTGCCTATTCCACTGAGCTGGATCGGGCGGTCATTGGTAATCCAGGGGCCGAGACGGGTATCTTCGCATTCCAGAATCCAGAAGTGTTCGACATCACGCTGCTGATCTGCCCAGGCTTTAGCTCTGGTGCGGTCATTGGTAACATGCTGCAGATGTGCGAATCCCGTGGCGACTGCATGTCGCTCATTGACCCACCGTTTGGTCTCCGCGCTCAACAGGTGGTGGACTGGAGCAATGGCATCCTATTCAGTGACTTGGCTCGTGCCATCAACTCCAGCTATGGTGCCCTCTACCATCCGTGGCTGAAGATCTTCGACCAGTTCAGCGGCAATAACATCTTCATCCCGCCTAGTGGTCACGTCTCGGCGGTTTACGCCCGCACGGCTCGTGACACTGAGCAGTGGTTCGCACCCGCTGGTCTGACTCGCGGGCGTCTGCTCACCCCGATTGATACTGAGGTTGACCTGACCCAGGGTGAGCGTGATCTGATGTACGGTTACGGGAATGCGGTTAACCCGATTGTGAACTTCCCGCAGGACGGGATCGTGGTCTGGGGTCAGCGCACTCTCCAGCGCAAGCAGTCTGCTCTTGACCGCGTGAATGTTCGAATGCTCTTGATCTTCATCAAGAAGAATGCCACTCAGTTCCTGCGGCAGTTCATCTTCGAGCCGAACGATGCCATCACGCGTGCGCAGGTGGTCTCGATCAGCAATCCGTTCTTGGCTGACATCCAGGCTCGGCGTGGTCTCACTGGGTTCTCGGTGGTCTGTGATGAGCGGAACAACACTCCGGAACGGATTGATCGCAATGAGCTGCACGTGGCTTATTTCCTGAAGCCAACCAGGGCTGTCGAGTTCATTCAGCTGAACCTGGTTATTCTCAGGACAGAGGCCAGCTTCACAGCAGAGGAAGTCCTGGCAGCTGGTGGTGTGACGCTCGTGACGACAACCCCGTAAGGGCACTTAAGGACCTGATCAACGGGAGGCTTCGGCCTCCTGTTGCTGTATTTGAGAATTATGTCAGAAGGTAATTATGAGTCGCTAGTTGTCCATTGTAAGAAATCACCTTATGACGTTTACATAGGAAGACCATCCAAATGGGGTAACCCATTCACAATAGGTAAAGATGGCACGCGTGCAGAGGTAATAGAAAAGCACCGGCTATGGTTGATGGAACAGCCAGATCTGCTTAACTCTCTTGATGAGTTGAAGGGTAAGCGTCTTGGTTGCTGGTGTCGGCCAGAAGCGTGTCATGGTGATCTTCTGGCTATCTTGGCTAATGATGTTGAGTACCGTAAGTTGTTCATGTTCGATTGGAATCCTAATTCACTTCAGTCTTCAAAGAAGAGGAGCTTGGAAATGGACCGGAAAGAGCGTTTAGAGAAAATGCTTGGTCCTCTAGGGTTATTTGTTAAGAACTGTAGTATGTGTGTTTTGTGTAAGAACGTAGTTGATAGTTTATATAATCCGCATGTGTTTAGCACTATGAATCCAAGTCGTTGGATGGTTGTTGGTCAGAATCCAGGGGTGAACGAATGTAAGCAGGGTGTACCGTTTGTGGGAGATGCTGGTAGGAATTTTGATGAGGCTCTTCAAAGGAATGGTTGTAGTCGTGAGGATTTTTACATTAGTAATGCAGTGAAGTGTTTTACGGTTGATAATGAGAAGCCAAGCTTTGAACATATGTCTGCTTGTCGTCCTATTTTGCAGTTGGAGATTGCGATATTGAGGCCAAGGTTGGTTATTACTCTTGGTAATGTTGCTTTTGATGTTTTCTGTCCAAAGTTGCAGATGTCTGATCATCTTGGGGAGATAGTGAGGTCTGATATATTTGGTGTTAATGTCTATCCGATCTATCATCCGTCACCACGGAATATTAATTTGAAGGATCGAAAAGAGAAGTTCGATGCAAATATCACTGATCTCTGCAGGATGGTCTTGCACTATAAGTTGGAGTTTAATAAGGGTGTTTAGACTTCTCCTATATGAGGATTGTTGCCGGTTGCCATTTCCAGGAACCATATCTTAGTGAATTCTTCTATGATCATCTTGGTCATGAGGCGAATCTTCTCTCTTTCACAGTTGGGGTCAGATAGTCGTTTTTCCACCGCAGTTGTGGTTTGGTCAATGAGTGTCTCGATGCATTTTTCATATTCTTCGCGATATTTTGCAGCGTATTTTTCTATCCATTCGCTGATGGCTTGAGGGCCTGGTTTCGCATGAACTCTTTCATGTCCATGTGTTAACCCCCCGTGTCTAATTTTATATTATCTCGTGGAGGAGTAGGGTTAAATATAGGGAAATGGAAGCAAAAATATCTTGACGACTTGAAGGAGATTCTCAAATGCCAGGATTCATAATTGGTGGTACAGGCGGTCCGGGTCCAAACCACATGGTCGAGACTCGAAGAAAGCACCGCTGGGTGTTTGAGACATTGGGACAAGCCGCTGCGGGTGAATTCAAATCACCTATCTTGCTGCTTCTGAAGGAAGCCAGCAGGCCGCATCCCACGGTTGAAGAGCCTGAGATGCACCACAACCAGGAAAAGGCTTACTTCGCTGGTAAGCATTCCTGGGAAGCCTGTAAGCTGGTCTGGTACGATGGTGAACAGCCGGATGATGTCGCCGAGGAGCTATGGAACTGGCTCAATGGAATTGTTGACATCAAGAACGTGACGGTCAAGCTGCCCAGCCAGTACAAGAAGGAAGGCAAGTTACAGATGCTCAAGGGTGATGGCACGCCCAATGAGACTTGGCAGATGTTTGGTTGTTGGTGCCAGGATATCAATTGGGGTGCTCTGGATTATACCGATACAGAGATTCAGCTGGTTGAGGTAACTATGAGATACGACCGTGCGTACCGAATGTAATCGGGGGCGCGTATGCCAGGTTTTGTCATTGGTGGTGCTGGGGATGGTCCAGCCAATACCGTAGAAACATTACGTCAGCATCGCTGGCTCATCCAACGCATGGGTCCTATTGGGCAAGCAAATCGATTAGTGGCAAGAGACATAACTTTACCGGAATTGAGAATTGAGCGTCAAGAGATTTTGGGTGGAATGATATGGTATAAGTTCGCCAAGGCAGTTAAATATGACGATGCGCAGGTAATCTTTTATGATACTGGTGACTTCCTAGGTGAAATTCAAGAATGGCAGAATGCAGTCTTCCAATTAGCATCTGGTATCGGAACTCATTCACCTAGTGGTGGGTATAAGCAAGAATCTAAGTTTGATCTGTTGGATGGATCAGGGGCAACCATTAACTCATATACTCTGAAGAATTCATGGCCAATTAATATATCACAGGGAAAGCTCACTTATACGGATACTGAGATAAAGATTGTAACTGTGACTTTGGCATATGATTGGGCCGAGGGCATAGATACGGCTAAGAACCCATCGGTTCCATCAAGTACACCTAATATCAATCTTGAGTAGAGCGCATAAGAGTACATAAGTGTATTGAGGAGGAGTGATTATGTCTGAGAAAGAAGTTCCGTTACCAGGTCAGAACGTACCGCCCAAAACCTCGAAGCCAGATGAGGTACAATCTCTGAAACCTCAAAGTGAACTACCAGCTGGTGCGTCGGCGGCTGAAGTCGTAAGCTTTGTGTTGAGTAAGAGTCAGGAAGAGCTGCTTCCTTGGGAAGATATAGTACTCCCTAGCCAGGGGTTATATTATGGCAATCAGATCCCCGGTGGTAAGGTCAGAGTAAGGCCAATGGGGTTGATGACAGATAAGATTCTGGCTACACCGCGATTAGCGCAAAGTGGTCAGGCGCTGGATGAGGTATACAAGCGGTGCGTTGATATGAGCAATTTCGATCCGCTGGATCTGTTGGTCGGTGATAGAGTGTTCATTCTGTTTGTCCTGCGTGGTATCACGCATGGCAATCTTTATGAGTTTATGTTGAAGTGTCCCAATGAGGCGTGCGGTGCGAATAGTTCGCACACATATGACCTGAACGCGACGGCATTGACTGTCAAGCCTCCGAAGCATATGTCTGAGCCTGTTAGGGTAGTACTCCCGTATCTCTCTGAGTTTACCAAGCGTGATTTTTATGTTGATGTTCGGTTTATGCGTGGGCGCGATACCCAGATCATGAGTCAGAAGAGGAAATTTGTCGAGAAAGCTGTTGGTCAGACTGCCAGGCCCAAGAGTCAGCAGCAGGATGATTCGCCGAGGCCGACTCGTCAGACGATTATTGATCAGACGCTTGAGGAGAACCTGAATCTGCTTATTATTAACGCGAATGGTGTGACTGATAGACATGCTATCGCACAATTAGTAACAGGGATGCATGGTCGCGATACAGCTACCATTCGCGGGGTTATTAGAGATGAAGCACCTGGGCTGGATACTGAGATATATGTGACTTGTCCTGAGTGTGGCACGGATATTGAGATGGAGTTGCCGATTACGGACTCCTTTTTTCGTCCAAAAAACAATTCAAGAGTGTGAGAGTGAGTGGGAACACTTGATGGAGCAGTCATTCCTCCTGAAGTATCATGGGGGATATGACTTACTGGAGCAGGCTAACATGCCTGCCGAAGAACGCGCTTGGAATATTAGGCGTATTGATAAGGAAATTAAAGATACGAA